AGCATATAAGATAGTATTTCCTGAGAAGGCTGCAGAGATTGAGGCTAGAGGTGGAAGTGTAGATAGTTTCGCTACGATGTATGCTAGTACGAAGGTGGTAGTTGAAGTACAAAAACTAAATATGGTAAGTGCATCAATTACACATAGACCATTAGCTAATCAGATGCTCAAGAAGATGACAGATTTGGCAAACGGAATTGGAGCTAATCCAGATGATAGAGTAAGCCCAACAGTACAATTGAATGCAGCTATAGCTGTATATGAAGCTGTAAAAATGCCTGAAGATAATACAATGGAACTTAAAATTGGACTTTCTGATGGAGCATTGAGTGCACAAGAGAACCTAGCTGAGCAACTTAAACGAATGGCTGACCTACAAATGAAAGCATTTAGAGAAGGTAAGAAACTAGATGAAATACAAAAAATAGGCATATGCATAGAAGCAAAGGCTGAAGATGAGTAATGTAATAGTTGAAGGCTGGGAAGAACTTAGTGATAGTCAGCTTAAGGCATTAGTTAAAAAAGAAATGGAAGAGTTATATGGTAAGAATATAGCTAATGATATAGTAGATGAACAAGATAAGAGACGTGTAGATGATGAAATAACTACACTACTACAAGAGTCTGAGTTTAATTTAGATTTGGCTTTAGATACATTTGATCCAACTTTCCCTAGATACGAACCCAGTGCTGATGCATTTGAATTCTATAACTTGATGAGATTAGTAAATGGTGAGGACTTTGAGTTTAATACACCAATAGCTCACTACTTCATGGCTGATCTATTGCTTGGACACATTACCGATGTACGACAATTTCCGTATAGTTTAGAAGTATGTGATACACTTAATCTTGATATATTACGTATAGGGTTTATGTGTTCGAGAGGTATGGCCAAATCGACAGTGGTAATATCGTTCTTTTCGGTGTATAGTGCAATTAAAGGTGAGTTACCAAATGGTATAGGTAAAGTTTGGTTTTACTTGTTACTGGCTGCATCAAGCAGAGGTGGTGCAAGGGTTAATGCCTTAGCAGTTAGAGCAATGTGTGAGGATTCAGTATTCCTAAATGAGTACTTTGAAGAGATGAGATTTACTGAAACAGAGTCGGAGTTTATTCGAAAGGGAAGTGCTCCAAGAAAGAACCGAGGGTTTCTAATAAGATACCAAGGTATAAATACTGGGGTTAGGGGTTCTAGATATGGTGAAAGACGTCCATGTGCGATAATTTTCGATGATGCTATTTTGAATACAGCGGCGGCATATAGTAAACCTATGAGTGATACATTAGATGAGATAATACATTCTGACAGTACTAATGCACTTAAAGGGGGAGGGCGAGGTAGAGTAATACTATGCTTTACACCATTTCACTACGGTGATGTAAATACAAAAGCATTGCTGAATGGAGCTTTCACTCAATGTGTAATACCAATAGCTAAGTCGTTTGATGCTGAGGAAGATATAACAGCCAGAGATATAGAGAGTAGTTGGGAAGCAATGCATCCAGCTACGAGTATAGCTAAATTGGTACGTGATGCTAAGAAAGCTAAGAAGTTAAGAGCATTCCTACAAGAGAGGATGTTACGACTTACAAGTGGGTCTGATAGGCTTGTACCTGAAAGCTGTATACAGTGGTTAGATATGCGAACAGTTGAAAAGAATATATCTGCGTATAACATATATATAACTACAGACTATACTACAACTAGTGGGGAGGGATCTGACTTCAGTGGTAGAGCTACTTGGGCAGTAAACTCAAATGAGGATTGGTTCCTACTTGATCTACGATTACGTAAGCAGACAATGGATGAGCAGTATAAGGATACATTACAAGAAGCTAATAGATGGTTAAGACGTGGTAGGCATGTTGAGATTGGAGTAGAAGTAGATGGAAATCAAAATGCACATATATACTCACTTGAGAAGATGATGCTATATACAAGTACTTGGGCTACATTTGCAAGACAGAAGAATAATCCAAATCCTGATAAGAAAGGTATATTAAGTCGATCTACTGGAGTTAAGAAACATGAGAGATTTAGAATTGCAGTAAACAATGTACTGCTACCTAAGAAAATGTGGTTTCCACAGCATCTAAGAGATACACCAGACATGCAAGAATTCATTAGTCAGATACGAGGAGCTACTCACTCACAATTTACTAGAGCAGATGATGGTCCGGATTTGATAACAATGGCAGTAGTAAGTATGGAAGTAGTGTATCCGAGTGTAAGTGTAGATGAAGATGTGACAACTAAAATAACATCAGATGGATTGATTTGGTCTAGCTCATTTGAAGAAGACATGGACGAGTTAAATACAGGAAATAGAAGTACAGTATTTTGATTAAGGTTAGATAAAGTAGTTGTTGAGTATTATTAGAGATAAAAACTCATAGGAGAAGTAATGACTATTCGACAAGTTATAGATCTAGCAAAAACTAGTGAACTAGCTAACCTTAGTATCGGTAACAAGGATGAGATTGTACTTGGGTATATTAATCTAGGTATGATTGAACTGTACAAAAGATTTAATCTAAGAGTAGAAGAATGGGTTGTTACATTAGAAGATAATGTAGACATATATACTACTCCTAGTGATTTCATGTGGGCTATAGCTGCATATGGAGAAGTAACTGACAACCAAACTGATTCAGTAAATGAATTACCTATAAATGAAGAAGATAATCCCTTAAGTATTAACACTGTTAAATGGAACAAGATTCAAGTTCCACTAAGTATAGCTGGAGCATATGTAAGTATAATCTATGCTGCATCTCCGGTTTACTATGCAATGACTGACTTAGAAAAGGAAATAGATTTACCTATTCAAATGATTGATGCAATGTTAGCATACATAGGGTATAAAGCTAACAGCACAATAGATTCAGGAATACAAACTGAGGATAGTGTATGGTATGCAAAGTTTGAAGCTAGTTGTGCTAGATTAGAAGAAAAGAGTATGCACAATAGTAATGATATGTTTATGAATAAAAGATTAGATACGAGAGGGTTTGTATAATGAGAGCATCAACGTTACAAAATACAAACTTACTAGCTGTTAATAGAGAGATAGGTAGTAAGTACGATGTGGTATTAGCAGTTAAAGAAAAGTTGCCTCAAATAGAACTTGTAGCTGGTATGGATATAACAGGGTTAATACAAGAGTTAGAGAATGCACAAGACTTTACAGGAATAACTGTAGTGATTGGAACTGTACCTAGTTGGGACCCGATTAATAAAATACTGACTGTTACTGTAGAGAAAGGTGATAAGGGTGATCAAGGATTAGTAGGACCACAAGGTCCAGTAGGACCAATAGGACCGCAAGGGTTAAGAGGGTTGACTGGACCTAAGGGTAAAGATGGATTGAATGGAAAAGATGGGATTAACGGTATCAATGGATTGAATGGTATGACGCCTATAATAGAGTTCAGTATGGATGCAGATGCTAATCTGATGTATGAGGTAATTGGATATGAAGAAGGTCCTACAATGGGTGAAAGATTCCCAGTACAGGAGTGGTAATGGTAAAAATAGTAGGAAATTTAAAAAAGTTAATTGATAAAGGTGCAGCAGATTATATAAGTCTACACTCAGAAGAATTTAAAAGTACTACACCTGGACCGATGGGGCCAGATGGACCAAGGGGTCCTCAAGGAGTAGGGGTACATCATATGAAGGGTACAAGTACTACAGACTCTGAAGGAGACTTTAGTACTGCAGGTGAGTTAGATACGTATACGTTCTACGCAGATGCTAATGAAGAATTCCCATTAGCTTGGTTTACAATAAAGAATGGTGAAGATCCTTGGAGACGTGCAGTTGATAGGGGATATAGCGGAACTGAAGAAGAGTTCTATACAACATTAGGATCTATAGAGGAGTACGCTACCATAGCTTTAGAGTCTATAGATGTTACAGAAGAGAATAAGCAGATTATACTAGCTGCTGCTGCTCAAGTGGCTGAGGATAGGGTAGTGGTGGAAGAAGCTAAAGACCTTGCCGTAGAGAAAGGAGATTTAGCTAAAGAAAGTGCAGATGCTGTTCAGATAATATTTCTAGGTAGTAAGAGTGTTGATCCTGTTGTGGATAATCAAGGCAATCCATTAGTTGTAGGAGTTATGTATTACAACGACGTAATTGGGCAATTAAAGTTATGGAATGGAACTGAGTGGACTACAGCAGCGTTTAGTGCAGATGGAGCTGTGTTTAGTTTTAATGGTAGAGATGGTGCAGTAAGTCTTCTAAACTCAGACATAATAATAGCTGTTGGTAAAGATTTGACTGATGCTGTAAAGTATAGTGAAGCTGATAAAGTACTAACGGATGTGAATAAGTTAAACCTTAGTGTAGATACTAACTTGATAGCTGGTGTTGGGCAGATGACATGGAATCCTAACGAAAGGACTGTGGATATAGGGTTAGATAATAATGTTGTGTTACAGACTGGTCAGGAGATGTTAGCATTAGTTAGAAATGGAACTGCTACTACCATAACTAATGGTACTATAGTGATGATGACAGGAAGTGTTGGTAATAGTGGTAGGTTAGTTGTGGCTCCGTATGATGGAGTATCAGATGCTAGTTTGATAATAGGGATAATGACTGAGACTGTAGTAGCAGGAGCTGTTGGATTCGCTACTAGCTATGGTAAAATCAGAGGAATTGATACTAGTATGTGGAGTGATGGAACAGTGTTGTATGTAAATGGTGGAACGTTAGCTACTACTCCTACGAGTGGTTTAAATATGAAGATTGCAGCTGTGGTTACGTCGCATACTAACGGGACGTTGATGGTGAGAGTTAATGGATACTCTCAAGTTAAAGAATGGTAGGAGGAATAGATGAGTATAATCAGTAAACAAGACTCTAATGGTGTCAAACCGTTACTACAAACAGGAGAGTTAGGGTACGATAACTACCTTGCTGGTAATGACGTAGGAAGGGTGTGGGTAGGTACTGGAGCAGCTAATATAGCGTTAGCTAAGAAAACAGAAGTAATGGCAGTAGATGGTAAAGCTGATGCGCACATAGCAAGAGTAGATAATCCGCATGGAGTTACTAAGGCACAGATTGGGTTAGGCAATGCCGATAACACAGCAGATATTAATAAAATTGTTGCTAGTGCCGGTAGACTAACTGTAGGTAAAAAAATAAATAATGTGGTGTTTGACAATACTCAAGATATAACTATAAAAGCTGAAACACCAAATAACGTAATAGTAAAGTTTGATGGAGGTGCCACTGAAGGTACTGACATTTACACGTTTGACGGTTCAGAAAATAAGAGTGTTGATATTATAGCTGGGCTTAATGTTCAACTAGTTAAAACTCCTGGAAGTGTTACTATAAATGTTGATGACATAGAAACTAAATGGGATGAAATACAAAATGTACCTTCTCCAACTCTTACGTTAAGTGGGGATGTTAGTGGGTCAGCTGTAATGACTGAACTTGGTTCTGCAACTTTAGAAGTTACTATACAACCTAATAGTGTTGAACTCGGCGTTGATACAATAGGTAATTATGTTGGAGATGTAACTGGAGTAGAAGGTATTACTGTTACTGGAGCTAAAGGTGAGAACTGGACTCCTAAAATTGGTATAACTCCTGTCGGGATTGCTGGAACGTATACTAAAGTTACTACTAATGATAAAGGTCAGGTTATAAATGGTGGCATACTTAGTCATACAGATATACCTAATATAGATGCCAGTAAAATAACCTCAGGAGTAATAGATGCTGCTAGACTTCCTTCGTACGTTGATGACATATTAGAGTTTTCTAGTATTGATGGTTTCCCTTTAGTAGGTGAAACAGGAAAGATATATGTTGCGTTAGATACTAATAAAACATACAGATGGGGTGGAACTTCATATGTTTATATTACTAGTGGTGCTGTTGATAGTGTTGCAGGTAAAACTGGAGTGGTTATACTAAACAAAAATGATGTAGGACTAAATCAAGTAGACAATACAAGTGATGCTGATAAGCCTATAAGTACAGCTACATCAAATGCCTTAAACTTAAAAGCAAATACAGCTAGTGCAGTGTTAACAGGCATACCAACGGCTCCAACAGCAGCGGTAGGGACAAACACTACTCAGTTAGCTACAACAGCATTTGTAAATGCTGAGATTGCAAATGATACATATAGTAAGACTCAGTTAGATGGCGGACAGTTAGATAATAGATATTTTACTGAGACTGAGTTGCTTAATGGTGCGTTGGATGTTAGGTACTATACAGAAACTGAGATTGATGCTAAATTAGCTGAACAGAATGATGCTAGTGAGATAAACTATAGTAATACTACAAGTGGGCTGGTGGCTACTAAAGTGCAAGGAGCCATTGATGAGGTAGAAGGTAGACTAGGTGTAGCTGAGACTAAAATAGCAAATGCTAATATAAGTAGAGCCGATAAGTATTTGGCAAGTCAGAATATAGCTAATATGGTTTATACAAATGGTGATCTAACTAAAATAAGGTATAAAACTGACTCAGATGT